TTCTCGACGAAGAAGGATTGCCCGTTGTGGCTTATCCCAACTCAGCAGAACGCATGGTTCCTGCAACGCAGAAGTTCTACGAAGCAGTCGTCAATCAATCCTTCACACATGACGGACACGAAGGTCTTGCCAGACACATCGCCAACTGCGTGACAAAGCAATCAAGTCGCGGAGTGATGGTTGCCAAGGCATCGGCACGGCGCAAAGTGGATGCCGCCGTCGCTGCCATTTTTGGCTATGACAGGGCAACACAACCGCCACCGCCAAAGGCGCCTGTGGCTAAGTTCTTTTCAATACAAGTCTGAGAGGCGATATGAAGAAGATTGATATTTCTGCCCTCGTTGGCTTTGGCGGTTTAGTCATTGCCACAACAGGTCTTGCATTACTTTCAATCCCTCTAGCTCTCATCTGCTTGGGGTCATTTCTAGTATGGATCACGGAGAAGGCTAACTGATGGGAATTTCAAAGCGCATTCGTAGTGGATTTGCCAAGCGGTCAAATGATTCGCAATGGGTTGAACCACTCATTCCTGGTCGCCCTGCGTTTATGGCACCATCAGGAATTGATGTCACCGCCGACTCTGCTATCAGAATGTCAACTGTGTATGCCTGCGTTCGCCTACTCGGTGACACAATTTCATCGCTTCCACTCGGCGCCTATGTTCGCCGTGGTCGTAATCGAATCTCTTATGCTGCGGTCTATGGTTCACAACCTGAATGGATAAACCGCCCAAATCCTGAAACCTCGCGTCTTGAGTTCTTTGAGCAAGTTATTGCCTCGCTCAACCTTCACGGCAACGCTTTCATCTTGACAGTGCGCGATGAGAACGATGAAGTATTTGAACTTTATTGCTTGAACCCTGACGAGGTTCGCATTCGTCGCCTTCGCCCGAATGAGCCGCTTGTTTATGAAGTCACCATTCGTGATGTTAATGAGGCACGCACCGAGATTCTCACAAGCAGAGAAATCTTGCATATCCCGATGTTCAGACTTCCAGGATCACACTATGGCCTCGGCCCTGTCTCTGCCGCTCGCCTTACCATAGGCGCGGCAATGGCCGCCGACACCTACGCTGCCGCTTACTTTGGCAACGCTGCCAACCCTGGCGGAGTTATTGAGGTTCCTGGCGAACTGACACAAGAGCAGGCGCAAGATATTGGTCGTGATTGGAACATCACTCACACAGGCCCTTATCGTGCAGGCAGAATCGGAATCTTGTCAGGTGGCGCTGCTTTCAAGCCTTTAACTTTGAACGCTGCCGATGCTCAGTTGCTTGAGGCTCGTCGCTTCAATGTTGAGGATATAGCACGCCTTTTCCGCGTTCCTGTGAGCCTTCTAGGGCATCCCGTAGCAGGTGCCATGTCATTTGCTTCGGTTGAAGCTCAAAACCTCTCATTTGTCCAACATAGCCTTCGCCCGCTCCTTGAGCGCCTAGAGCAGAGCCTTTCGGCATTGCTTCCTGAGTCTGATGGCTTTATCAAATTCAACCTTGACGCTCTCCTTCGTGGCACAACTCTTGAGCGTTACGAGGCCTACACCAAAGGTCTTCGTGAAGGTTTCCTCTCCTTGAATGATGTTCGCTCGGTTGAAGATTTGTCACCTATCGGAGAAGCAGGCGATCAGTTCCGCGTTCCATTACAGAACATTGATGCTGCCGATGCCAAGGATGTTGGACTCAATTTGCGTGCTGACATTGTTAGCAAGTTGGTTCAAGTTGGCTTTGATCCTGCCGAGGTTCTCAAAGCAGTTGAGATGGTGCCTATCGCACACACAGGCGTTCCAAGTTCACAACTTCAACCGATTTCTCAAATTGATCCTGCCGATCCTGCGGCTGCCTACGATGTGCGCGAGATGCCAGAAATGCCTGACATCATCGTCAATGTCGGTCAACCGAATGTGGATATTGAAACCCCTATTGTTGAAGTTGAGCAACCAAATATCACAGTTGAGGCACCAAATGTTGAAGTGGCCGCACCAACTGTCAATGTCGAAGCTCCAAATGTTCAAGTCACAAACACCATCGAGCGCAAGAGAGTTCGCAAGATTGTCAAGCGCGATGAAAACAACAGAATCGCTGAAGTTGTCGAAGAGTTCCTTGAGGGAGATGAATAATGGCAACAGGTCTTAGTTCGTATCTAGCAAACTCTTTTCTTGACGCTCTTGGAAATGCAACTTCATTTTCAGTCACGACTGTTTATATCAAACTCCACACGGGCGACCCTGGGGCGAATGGAACTGCGAATGCAGCAACCGAAACAACACGCAAGGCCGCGTCGTTTAGCGCGGCAAGTGCGGGGGCTTTGGCAAGTGATGCAGACATTACTTGGACAAATATCGCAGGCAGTCAAGATGCCACCTTCTTCACCGCTTGGGATAATGCTTCTGCTGGTAATTTCCTTTTCAGTGGCACTATTAGCGGCAACGCATATACTGCTGGCGATACTTATGTCATCCCTAGTGGTTCTCTTACCGCTTCTCTAACAATCGCGAGCTAATCAATGCCAGGCTTTATCCTCGGCACAAGCAAACTTGGTGAGGATCGTCTTGGCCCGATAGGTGTCGCAAGTTCAAATCTTGGCGGAATAACTGCACAGGCGACGGCAACGCGAACGACATTTGCAACTGCGCAAGGCGCTCTTGGTCAATTAGATGCAAGCGCAAATGCTTCAGTCACAAACTACGCGACTGCCAATGCATCTCTTGGTGCGTTGGTTACAGAAGCAACAAGCGTTGTTTCAGTCCTAGCAACCGGCACCGCCGAACTTGGCATCTTGTCAAGTCAGGCAAATGCGACTGTCATTCACAACGCACAAGGTGAATCTTCTCTTGGTTCTTTGACTGCTTCGGCGAATGCTGAAGTTGAAAATGTTGTGACTGCCACTGCTCTTCTTGGAGCAATATCGGCAAGTGCGTCGTCTTCGATGACGCATTATGTGAGCGCAACAGGTCTTCTTGGTGGATTGAATGCTTCCGCCGGCACAAGACCTGAATCGCAGGTTGTAGCCAATACAGGTGGCAGCCCACAGTTTATTCAACCGAATCTGCTACAACCACCACAACCTGTTGAAGAACCTTCAGCGAAGACGCAGTTCGGCATCATTGTCGCTGCGCAATTCGGGGGTCTAAATTCAGAAGCCACGAGCGACATCACCTTCTCTATCACAGAAGACGAGTCCGAACTGTTGCTCTTGATCTAGGAAGAGAAAATGCCCTATTACATATCAGACAAGCAAGATGATTGCCAAGGATGGGCAACAGTCAAAGAAGAATCTGATGGTTCTTATACGACAATCGGATGTCATTCTTCAAAGCAAGATGCGATTGACCAAATGGTGGCAGTTTCAATTTCAGAAGATATGGAACCAGGCGGAGAAGTTCGCCAAGTAGATTTGACCGCACCTCAATTTATCCGCGACAACGCAGCTCGTGGTTTGAAATATCTTGAGGAAGGTTTTGGGGGCGATGGTTTAACTGATGGCACAAAGCGCGAAGCACGCGAAATGACCGCAGGTCGAATCAGCGAAAACAAAGTTCGCAAGATGGCACCTTGGTTTGCTCGTCATAAAGTTGACGGCCAAGCGCCAAAGAACAGAGATTCATCGCATCCGCAATATCCAGGAGCAGGTCTTGTTGCTTGGTTATTGTGGGGCGGAGATTCAAACTTTAGTGACAGAGCGCAAAATTGGGCGCAACGAAAGATTGATGCCCTAGATGCCGAAGCCGATTCAAGGAGCAAAATGGCAAAGAAAATCGAACGCCGCACTTACACAGTGCGCGATGTAGAAGCGCGAGCAGATGGCAAGAAAATGCGCCTATCTGGTTACGCGGCGGTCTTCAATGACTCAAGCCTTCCACTGCCTTTCAAAGAGAGCATCGCGCCAGGAGCGTTCCGTAAGACTCTCAGTGAAACACCTGATGTGCGCCTTCTTATCAATCACGAAGGTCTGCCTTTAGCTCGCACAAAGAATGGCACTTTGAAACTTGAAGAAGATGAGCGCGGATTGAGATTTGATGCGCAACTTGCAGACACCCAAGAAGGTCGCGATATTTATGAACTTGTCCGTCGTGGCGATGTGGATCAAATGTCCTTCGCCTTCCGCGTTATTCGTCAAAAATGGAATGATGATAGAAGCACCCGAGTTCTCACCGAAGTCTCACTAGCAGATGGCGATGTCTCTGTTGTGACATATCCTGCCTATCCAACAACGACTGTTGAAGCCCGTGAACATATCAAGAACGCTATCAAGGCAATCAAAGAAGGTCGCGAAGTTACAGGTGACTCGCTTATCGCATTACAAAGCATTTTCTCAGACCTATCAGAAGGTCACGAATATATTATGCGAGCAGTTGAATTGATGGCTCAAATGGTTGGCGATAATGACGAAATTGAAGAAGAGGAAGACGAAGAAGAATATGCTCGCGCCGTTGATGTTGTTGGCGATTTCGTTGAATGGGATTCGTCAGGTGGCACCGCTCGTGGTCGCATTGAACATGTTATGCGTGAAGGCGTCCTTGGTATCCCAAACTCAGATTTCTCTATTACCGCAGAGGAAGGCGACCCTGCAATTTTGATTCGCGTTTATCGTGAACTCCGCGATGGATGGGTTGAGACTGAAACCCTCGTCGGTCATAAATCATCAGAACTTCGCGCTATTGATCCGCTACCTGCGCCAAGTGAAGAAGAAGGTCGCAAGATTTCTTTGCGCCTTGCTCAAGCAATTATCAACGCCACAAAATAGATTTCTGCTCATTCGAGCAGATTGAAGTCGGAGCGAACCTCACACCCGAAAAGCGCCGTGAGCATCTTCGCCACCACCTCGCAACCCAACTCATAAGGAGCAAAACTCAATGTCATATCTTGACAAAGTAGTCGAGCGCCGTGATGCAGTGAAGGCAGAAATGGATGCAGTTCTTGAGGCAGTTGCCGCTGAGAACCGCACCGATCTAACCGCAGAGGAAACCGCAAAGGTTGATGCTCTAGTCGCTGAATCTCGTTCTCTCGATGAGAAGATTGAAAAACTTACTGCACAAGCAGCAGCAGATGCGAAAGCCGCAGAAGCACGCGCAGCAGTAGCAGACATCGCAACACCAAAGGTAGGCGGTTTCAAGGTAACACGCGAAGCTCGCACCTACACATCTGACTCAGATGCTTCCTTCTTCAAGGATGCTTACAACGCACAGTTCAAATCAGACTATGCAGCACAAGAACGCCTCGCTCGCCATCAGCGCGAAGAGTCAATTGAGCGTCGCGATGTCGGAACTGCTCAGTTTGATGGTCTAGTTATCCCACAATATCTCGTTGATCTCGCTGCGCCACTTGCTCGTGCAGGTCGCCCATTCGCAGACTTCGTGACAAACAAGATGACACTCCCACCTTCTGGAATGACTCTGAACATCAGTCGCATGACGACAGGTTCGTCAACTGCGGTTCAAGTAACACAGAACGATGCAGTAAGCGAAACAGATGTTGATGACACACTATTGACAATCAATGTTCGCACCATTGCCGGTCAGCAAGATATTTCCCGTCAAGCAATTGAACGCGGAACAGGTATTGATGCTTTCGTAGCAGCAGACCTCATCAAGTCTTGGCATACAACACTTGATGCACAACTTCTCAACGGATCAGGAAACGCAGGACAGATTCAAGGTCTTCGCAATGCAGGTGGAAACGCAATCACTTTCACCTCAACTGCTCCGACAGTAGGTTTGCTATATCCGAAGCTCGCTGACGCAATTCAGCAGATTCAGACAAACGCATTTGTCAACCCAACTCACTTCGTAATGCACCCACGCCGCCTTGCATTCTTGCTCGCTGCGGTTGATTCAACAAACCGTCCACTTGTTGTTCCTGCGGCTAATGGCCCAACGAACGCTTCAGGTGTCGGTGCAGGTGCTGCTGCTTACGGAAACTCCGGTTATCAGATGATGGGTCTTCCAATTGTGACTGATGCAAACATCGGAACAACCTACGGAACCACAACAAATCAAGATGAAATCTATGTTGTGACCGCAGGCGAATCTCACCTTTGGGAACAACCAGGTTCTCCATTCACCCTTCGCTACGACGCGACAGGTGCAGGAAACCTCACCATCAAGACCGTTGTTTATGGTTACGCTGCCTATACCGCAGGTCGTTACCCAACTGCCGCTTCCATCATCAGTGGAACAGGCTTGTCAGCACCAACCTTCTAGTCTTTAACTAGAAGTCAAGATTGTGCAGAGGCGGTTAAGGCCCCCCGACTTAATCGTCTCTGCACTTCCTAAAGTTCGGGGGAACTTATGAAATCAGGTCACAAAGTTTCAATTGGGTCGTGTGATCCTGGAATGGTCAATGGCGGATTCGCTTATCACCTTATCCAACTCGCATCGGCACGAGCATCAAGGCTTGGCCCTTTTGTTCGCATTAAAGGTTCAGGCTTACTTTCCAAGCAGCGCAACCGAGTAGTCAAGCAATTCCTAGAAATGACTGACTCTGATTGGCTCTTGATGATTGATTCGGATGAACAACTTGATGTGTTGACATTCGACAGATTATGCGAAACCGCACACGATAAAGAACGCCCTGTCGTTGCCGGTCTAGTCTTTGCGGGCTTTGGAGTCGCAGGCAAGCCATATCCCAAGCCTGTTCCCGCAATTTTTCAAGACTCACCCAATGGATTTCTTCCACTTTACAAATACGACAAGAACTCTGTCTTTGAGATTGATGCCGCAGGCACAGGGTGCCTGATGGTTCACCGAAGCGTTCTTGAAGCTATCCGCGACAATGCTGATCCTAATCAAGGCAAGGATTGGTGTTGGTTTTGGGATGGGCCTGTCAAAGGCGAATGGATAGGCGAGGACTTGCTTTTCTGTCGCCGTATCAAGTCTTTAGGTTTCCCAATATATGTGAACACCGCAGCAATTTTGCCTCATCAAAAGTCTTATTGGCTCAAAGAGGAACACCACGACTCATGGCGCGACTAAAGCGCAAGGAAACTGCAACCGCCGCTCCTAAACTTGAGCGAGCAATTCAATCAAAACCAAAGAAGAGGACTACAAGTGGCAATCACCAACGGCTACGCAACTCTCGCGGAAGTAAAGTCATCTCTAGCGATAACTGATACAAGCGATGATGCTTTGCTTGAAATCTCTATTACTGCCACGAGCAGAATGATTGATGACTATTGCGGGCGCTTCTTTTATGCTGACGGCACAAGCCAAAGCCCTGTTGTTCGCTATTACACCGCACAAAATCCTTGGAGTCTTGCGGTAGATGATTTCACTTCTATTACAGGCATTGCCACCGACGACAACTTCAATCAAACTTGGTCAACAGTGTGGTCAACTTCTGACTTTATGACTGAGCCAATCAATAACCCTCGTCGCGGTTGGCCTTACACAAGACTCTTGGCAACAGGCGCTTATGTCTTCCCTTATTACTTGCCACAGGCAGTCAAGGTGACAGGCGTGTGGGGATGGTCGGCAATCCCATCGGAAGTCAATCAGGCCTGCATCATTCAATCTTCGCGCCTCTTTGTGCGCAAGCAATCGCCTTTCGGTATTGCAGGAACTCCCGAACTTGGAACAGTGCGTCTAGCATCAAAGCTTGATCCTGATGTTGAGGCGCTACTTCGCCCAATGAAAAGAAATAATGGTTTGGCAGTATGAATCCAAGCACTGTTCGTGACCGACTCAAGAGTGCGCTTCAAACCATCTCAGGTCTGCGTGCTTATGACTTGATCCCCGATACTGTCGTGCCACCTGCCGCAGTAGTCGGACAACTAGATTTCACATTTGATATTGACAATGCTCGTGGTCTTGACCAAGCGCAAGTTGATGTCCTTGTGATTGTGCAACGCTTTTCAGAACGCTCAGGACAAGACAAGTTGGATGCCTACCTTGCAGGGTCAGGTGCTAGCTCTATCAAGGCCGCGCTTGAAAGTGATCGCACTTTGTCGGGAGCAGTGAACACACTGCGAGTCACAGGCGCTGAAGCAGGCACTTATGATTCACAAGGCGTCACTTTTCTCTCTTACAGATACAGACTCACGCTTTGGGGATAGGAGAATAAATGACTTACAAGGTCATCTCAGACCGCGAGGTCTGTGGAAAGAAGCAAGGTGAGATTCTTACCTTGAAAGAACTCGAAGATGCAGGCGCAAACATTGATGCTCTCATTGTTGGCGGTCATCTTGAAGTAGCAAATAAACCAACAATCAAACCAGCACAAGAAGGAGCCAAAAACTAATGGCACGCATTGTCCTCACAAATGCCTATGTCACTGTCAACTCTGTTGATGTCAGCGACCATGTGGCATCAGTAACTCTCAACTCATCCATTGATGTTGTTGAAACCACTGCATTCGGAACAACCGGCGCACGCTCACGCATCGGTGGTCTTGCAGATAACTCAATCACTTTGGAATTTCATCAGGACTACGCTTCAGGTTCAATTGAAGCGACTGTCTATCCTCTACTTGGAACCACAACCACTGTTGTTGTGAAGCCAAATGGATCAACTACAAGCGCAACAAATCCTTCCTACACCGCAACCGCTCTTGTCTCAGAGTGGACACCACTCAATGGCGCAGTCGGCGAACTTGCCACTGCTTCAGTGACTTGGCCTGTTAGCGGAGCAATCACGAAGGCAACTGCATAGTGGCACGACTCGTTCTCACCAATGCCTATGTGACATTCGCATCAACCGACTTATCGGATCACATTGCGAGCGTGTCACTGAACACCACTTACGACATCGTTGAAACGACGGCGTTCGGGGATACGGCAAAGAAGAGAGTGGCGGGCTTGGCAGATAACTCTGTCAGCTTTGAATTTCATCAAGACTACGCTTCAGGCTCGGTTGAATCTACGATTTATCCTTTGCTTGGAACTGCCATCAACTGTGAAGTTCGACCTGTCAACACGACAGTCAGTGCCACAAATCCCAAATACACCTTCTCAGTTCTTATCTCAGAATGGACACCACTCAATGGTGCTGTGGGAGAATTAGCAACTGCGAGTGTGACTTGGCCGATTTCGGGTGCCATCAATAAAGCAACATCCTGACAACTACTAGGGGGAAAATAAATGGATGGATTGAAAATCCGCGTTAAAACGACTGATGGTATGGATGCAACTTATGCGTTGCGCCCACGCATCATCGTTGAATTTGAAACAAAATACAATAAAGGCTTGGCTAAACTCATTGCCGAAGAGCAGAAATTGGAACATATCTATTTCCTTGCTTGGTCTGCAATGAAACACAATGGTCGTGTCGTCAAGCCTTTTGGCTCCGACTTCCTTGATACTCTTGAAGAAGTCT